CAAGCGATTATTGATAAACTACTCGGAAGACAAACCGCTGGCTTATCACGCGCAGATATAAAATCATACAAGCAAGTATGGTTCCACAAGGATCGCCAGCACCACAAATGGGTACTGGTGAAAGTACACGTGTAAGATTAGAAAGAGAAGGCACTACAAGTCGATAAGTTCTATTTATGATTATGAGGAAAACATCATGGCAATGCAATGGTCAAATGTAATATTTAGTGGCAGTCTAAGCACAACCGCAACATCAGCAGTAGTAGATGCACGCGGCTATAAAAACGCATTCGTGCAGGTTTATAGCCCAGTAGGCGGTGCCAGCGGTACATATGCAGTTCGCGGCACAAGCGTTCAAGAAAGTTTCGTAAGCCCAACCGGCGTAGCTGGTGTAATGGTTCCGCTTGCATTGCTCAACATCGCAGGTCCAGTAAGCATTATTCCCGGTGGTTGGAATGCGGCAATAGTGAATAGCAGCGCGGTTATTCCAATCTGCTATGATTTTCTACGAATAGATATGACACGTAGCGGTGGTACAGCAAGCAACGTTATCGTTGTTATAACCTTACAGGACTAATAACTATGTCTATGCAAACAACCTTTACAGCACTTGCTGGCAGCAGCACCGCACCTATTACTGGTTCTTGGTTTGACGTAAGTGGTTATAAATATTTTACTTGTCAAGCACGTAGTAGCGTTATAAACGGCGAACTACATTGCTATGTTACAAGCGCAGAAATCAGACCGGGTGTCCCAGATGACGCTTCTGCATATGAATATACGCCATTCGTCAATACAAATGCACCAAGTTGGACTGCATTAGCAACGCCAATAGTGCGACCACTCACAGCAAAATATATGCAACTACGCTGGATAAAACAGCCCGCCGATGCATATGGGGCTGGCGAAGTCCAAGCGGTAGTTTCATTAGGAGGAGGCTAAAATGGCAAAACAAGTAAGTATCACATTAGTATTAGCGGGCAGCGGAACATCGATTACAAGCGAATGGTTCCGCGTTGATGGATATGGCAAAGTAGAAATGCAGGCTGTATCCAACGTTGCAAATACCGCAACCCAAATAACTTATACGAATGTTGAGGGTACAAATGGAAAACCGCTTACGAGTAGCGCCCTATCTGCTGGCGGCAGTATAACAAATGTCGCCGTTGCTAATACTTGGGAGGTTGGCGCTATAACAGATATATGCTGGAAGTGGGCGCGTGTTATTAGTTCTTCTGCGAACAGCCCAAGAACCAGCACTATCATTATAACTTTACAGGAGTAATCTATGGCAAAACAATACACAGCTGTCCTATTTAGCGGGTCGCTCGGCACATCAGTTATAACCACCCAACCCGTAGATGTAAGCGGTTATAAAAAATACACTATACAGGTCAAGAGTAACAACCCTAATGGCTTGGTTTCCATAAAACTATCGGGCAATAGTTCTATTGCAGCAAGTTTTATTGAGGACGCAGTAGCCTCGTTCGGTTCTTCCACCTATGTTCCTGCATTCCAAGTCATAACAAACTTTACGCAAATACCTCTTGTGTCAAAGTTTATGCGACTTGACATAACTAAAACGTCTGGGACTAACGGAAACGTAGTAGTTATAGGCACATTTCAGGAATAAAGATATGCCAGATTTCATTACAAAAAACCTATCAGCATTTGTAACGATTGCAGTTCTTGCAACTGGCGGGATTATATCTTTTACAAAAATAGAGAGCAAGGTATCAGCACTCGAAACACGTGTTGATAAACTAGAAGAAAGCAATACCGATATCCGCGATACACTCAATCGTATCGATAAACGCTTATCACTTATATTATGCAAGATGGATAGCTCCACTTGCTTGGAAAAATAAAATGGAAAATATCGAAGCAACCTTATCACTACTCGGAGTTGTTGTCTCAGTAGCGTCAGCGGCAGCATCAGCTCTAAATGAACATATTCGTAATAGCAAACAGGTTAGTAAAGCTTTATCAGGAGCGCAAGCAGTAATAAATGTACTGGCACTCAATCTTGATAAAGTAAAGGGCGCTGTGAAGGCGTTGAAGAAGAAGTAAGACGAGTAGAAACCCGTTTAGCACGTTTGCGTGCGTCAGAAGTCAAGCACGGCGCTATTAGAGGCATCCATATGGAAGAGCAAGAAGCACAGAAGACAACCAGTTTGACTGAAACATTTATGGGCAAACTAAAAGAGCAAAGTTTTGCTATTCTTTTATGTCTTGGCATAGTTTATTATCAACATGAACTGATGCAAAAGTCTCACGAAGAGATGAATACCAAGATGACTGCTTGCGATAGTCGTTATGAAAAGATGATAAATGAAGAACGCGAACGCCTTATTGCACGAGAGGCATACCTTATCAAACAACGTGATGAGTTTATTGAGATAGTAAAAAAAATAAAAGTTGAGTAGCGTTCGCATTAGGGGCATCCGTAATCTATCGTGAAGTCCAGTTCGTAGTCAATAACAAAAAAGCCCTCGCCAGTATCTTTCTGGGAGGGCTTGACTTCTTTTTCAGCTTCGTGTATATTTATGTACAGAGGCTCCATACAATAACTATCTCCAACAAAATGCAAGTACTACAAAATATTCTTGGCGTTTACAAAGAACTATAACTAGTTATTGTAGTGTGCTATACTGATCCTGTTTTACATTCGGACGGAACTTCCTCCCATAGTGGTTCCCAGAAGTAGTTGTTGTAGGCAACGAAAACCGAATCTCTAAAATAGATCTGAAATATCCTACTCTTATTTTTTTTGTATGCTTGATTGCATATGGGTAGGGCTGGAAAGAGAACTGCATGGCAGTTCGGCTGGCATTGCCGCCAGCCTCAAAGGCAGTTATAAAGCAGTGTCTGGCAATAAGATATTGGGAGAAAAGAAATGGCAAATAAAATACCAAGTGCTGAAAGAAGAGATGCAGTAAGAGAAAAGAAAAAGTTTGATACTGCCAAAGAAAATATAGAGGCAAGTAAGTTACAAAATGAGCTGGATAAATATCTAATCGTCCCAGCAAATGAAGCAATCCTGCTAGGACACAATCCAATCAGTCAATATAGTAACTGGGCAGTTTTTGATAAGTATAATAAGTTGGTTGGTTGGTTTCTGAATCGTGAAGGTATTCAGAAAACATTAGAGGCTAAAATCATTAGGGAAAGTAAAGTTTCTAATAAGAAGTGTGTGGCAAAGAAGTCTCTTGACAAGCCTCAGAAGATCCTGTAAGATAGCTAGCACAGTCAAAGTGACTGATGGAGAATATAAATGGCAACTGATATCTGGAAAATCAAAATCAAAATGTTAGATCGTGAAGACATGGCTGCTGCCCAAGTAAGTTGTGATGCTAAATATGCTGTTGTTGAGGCATCTGATACTGGGACTAATGAAATCATTGCGGTTGGGAATAGTTTAGAACAAGTCCTCCCAGCATATAGCAAAGCTCGCAGCGATCTTTATGTAGCTCGTCGCCAAGATAAAGTTCGTAAGACTCCACCACAAAATGCAAATCGTTATGCAAGATACTAAAAAATAGTTGACAAAGATTTTTGTTTGGCGTATACTTATGGAATAAGGTTCTTCTCTGCAAGGTACGCCATACCTCATCTCCGAGAATCTTTTATGACTCCTGCCTACTCAGGAGTCATTTTTTTATTCCTTACGATAAATAGGTATCTACTTATAGTATACTATCCACAGGAGAAAAATGATGGGCAGAAAGAAACTTCCAGAAAACTACTTCGATAAAACCGTCAGTTGGAACATACGCATAGATCGTAAGATTGGTGAAGACTTTGTCGAGTTATATCAAGAACGTAAGGCAAGATATGCTGACGAAGGCAAGAAGTATTATGTAAAGAATGTATTTGAGAGACTATTGCAAATCTATATTGATGAACAACGTGCGCTATTAGAAAAAGAGGGTGCAACAAGTGAGTAATGTAGAAGCTGAAATAGAGTTCAAATCCAGCATAAACAGAATGAAAGATGAGCTGCATAGGTTACAGGCAGATCTAAAAATGATACGTAAAGATTTAGCAGAGCAACAAGTATTACTAAACAAACTCCAAGGATACTGGGAAGGAATCGGAAAATGAGCAAAAGCGAAAACGAACTACAAGGTTATGTTGATGAAGCAAAAGAAGAAATCGAACAAAGTGGTATGACATGTGAAGATGTTTGGAATCTAGTTGATCCCTATGTTGAAGTAGAGGGTGATGAGGATTATGAAAAGATTCGGGCTGACTATATTGAAAGCACACGCATCTATAAAGAAAGCGAAGATAATGTCCTACGCCTAAAAGGCGAAATGGAAGTCCTAGAAGGCGATATGAATAGCTGCTTGCCCGGAGGCATCAGTCAAGAAATGTTTACAAAACATTATGAAGTTGTACGTGATTTACATTATGCCTTTGGACACTACACAGCTATCTTACAACGTCGTGCTGCCAGCGGCGTAGTATTCCTAGAACAAATCCGCAGAGTACAAACACTAAACTAATGTTACCAATAAGCATACGCCCATATAATAAGATCGGTGATGAAGCTTTTCTTTTTAGTACATGGATGAAAAGTTATAGTGATAGCGTGCGTGGATGTCCACTACCGATCTATCATATTGGTCAGCGTAATCGTATGATACGTTTGCTGAACCGACACGATACGCTTGTATACATTGCATGCGACAGGGAAACCCCAGAACTTATTTATGGATATATCGTAGTTGGTATGCCGAACTGCTTGCATTGGATTTATGTAAAAAGCGATTATCGAAATGCAGGAGTAGGAAAACAACTACTAAATCTACTAAACTGGCAAGCACCTGTATTCTATACACACAAAGCCAACGCTATCTGGATAGAACAAAAAATAAAAGGCAATAGCCAATACGATACGCTTATCTACAATCCGTATATTTTAGAAGAGGAAAGCCAATGAGCAAAGAACTAATAAGTGCCGAGCAACTACAAAAGATATTCCCAAACGCAAAAGGGGAGAAATGCAAGCTATATGCAGATGCCTTCAATAAAGTATTGCCTCAATACGCTATTGATACACCAAAGCGTATTGCTGTATTCCTTGGACAGATAGGTGTTGAGAGCGGCGAACTAAAATATGATCGTGAACTTCCCAGCACATACAATAAAGTTGATCCAAAAGATAAAGGCGAATGCACAGGCAGTAGATATTGCAATCGTAAAGCGAGCCTTGGTAACTATGTTTGTGTTGCAAACAATAACAGCAATAAGCACACAGCCGATTGCGATGGACCCAAATATATTGGTCGTGGGATATTACAGATTACTGGTCGCGCTAACTACGCACGTTATGGACCAAAGGTTGGTGCTGATCTAATAAAGAATCCTGAGCTTGCCTGTGATCCATATATAGCAACCAAAATAGCCTGTGAGTATTTCCGTGATCGTAATATCAATAGTCAAAGCGATGCTTGGTCAGCAGTAAGTCTCGCAAAGTGTACAGAACTTGTAAACGGAACAGCAAAACTGCATCATGCTGAAAGAGTCAAATACGCAGAGCGAGCAAGAAAGATATTAGAGAATACGGAGAATGTCAATGCCTAGAATGAAGAAAGACGAAAGCCCCCACACAATAACAGAATGCGTACTAGATTTCCAACTGCCTCCACCTATTTACAGCTCGGAACTAACAACGCTTGCAGATCGCCAACACCGAACTTGCAAACTCGTAAAGAGCATCGTATATGACGAAGGGCGCGTAATAATAACAGCACTAGAAGGAAATAACTATATTGTACCAATGTACAAAGTAAGATATATGCGAGAAGAATAATGAGTAATAAAAGCATAGAAGACGATCCAGAATATAAAGCAGCAAAGGAAAGTCATAAGCAGTTTATTACACATGTACTAAATGGTAAGAATAATACCGAAGCATATGCAGCAGCATACCCTAACGCAAGTTATGCTGTATGTGGAAGCAAAGGAGCGGTACTAAAAAAGAAATACGAACCATTGCTGAATCGTTACTTACCTCTTACGCCAGAAATGATAAATAAAATAAGTGATGAGACAATAGGTAATCTAACCCTTATGGCATTTGCAGATGTAAGTGAAATGTTTGATAAACACGGAAAACCACTTCCAGTAAAAAAAATGCCAAAAGCTATACGTATGGGTATCACAGAGGTAGAAGTAAGAAATAATAAAGTATCTTACAAGATGGGTGGTAAGCTGAAAGCTTTGGAGATACTGGCAAAGGTTGCAAGACTAACTGAAACGTCCCAAGAAATCAACGTAACCATTATGAGTGAAGAGGAAAAAGAAAATCGCATAAGGGAAATATTAGTCCAAGCCATAGCCAGAGACGATAGTTCAGACGACGACCAATAGAGCCAATACAGCCCCTATAACTGCCAAGCACAGCCCCATAACTGCCAAGCACAGCACTGCACACTGCGGAGCAAAACATAAAAATATCGTAAATAAGCAGGTAGTTTTTTATTATATCATACGGAAAATGCGTAGTCAAGCGTAAAATAAGGGGTTTTATCCTGTACATAGAGTAAAAAAAGGCTATTGACACGCGATTTTAGGCGTGGTATAATGTGTTTAGAAAGTTGGGGAGTGGCTAAATGCCCTCCCCTTTTATTATGGAGAAAATAAATAATGGCAAGCTATACTTTCAAGGCAACCTCACATCGAATCATCACTGCCGATATCATTATCGATGCAAAGAATGAGGAGGAGGCATACGAAAAATATTATGATATGTCCCAGAGGGACTGGGATAATGTGGGCTGGAAGGATACCCATGAGATTGATACAGATCGTGCCCATAGATACGACGTTCTTGTGGAGGAGAACTAATATGGCGACACCCATTTATAAAACATATGATAGGCGTAGTGAAAAATATAACGAAGCAAAAGAAACTTATATCCGAAAACGTATGGCAAAGAAACTGCCAGTTGACGAAAATGATAAGGCTTGGTGTATGGCGCGAATGCAACGTTGCATGGACGAGTTCCTCTCTTGACAGGCGGAGCCATCTGTGGCATACTGCTCTCTGTGGTTGGGAAACATCATCCCAGCAGAGGAGAAATACATGGCAAATAGTCTTAGGAAGCATGGCAGCAAGCGTGTACAAATGGCGTATACCCTGTACAATACAGAAGGAAATATTATTGATAGCTGGACATGCACTCCCCTTGAAGCGGAGGGTGACGCAAATCTACGCCGTATGCAAATGGGTGTTGGAGGATATATCGGATGCCTGTATACGATGCCATCGAATGGGGATAGCAATATCGCCCTCTATGGGAATGAAGATGGATTAGGGCAGGGACTCCATCCCAATAAGCGATTCCGCCCATATGTAGGAAATATTATTGTACGAATCAAACGATAGCGATACCTCTTGACAAGAGGGACATCATCCTGTAAGGTACGTATACAACTTGGGAGCTGGCAACAGCTCCCTTTTTTATGGAGATAAACAAATGTCTAAGGGACTAACAGAAGTAAAAGTGACGCTTTATATTGATGGAGGTTATGATGATGCATACGATTATCTAGAACGCATTAGCAAGGTTCTCCACGGCGACGATGGAAGGATCGTCGGACATCGTGAAGATATTACGCCCGATTTCCCCCTTGAAGAGATGGGTAAGTTGGTCAAGGATGAGGCTGTAATCCTTTGGGAGAATGGATATCCAGATCCTTGGGCGAACTGGACTATGCCTTGACAGCCTTGCGAGGAACAGGTATAGTCTCTTCATGGTTGGGACATAACAGGAGATAAAGATGGACGCCTACATTACTTTTGTCAATCGTTGGACGGGTTACACAAAAGAATATCCTTGCACCTTCCACTATGATGACTGGGATGAAGAGGGCAACCTCAAATGGACAAGCGCAAAGAATATATTACTCGATTGGTATGAAGGGGACGAGGACGAGGACGAGATCGATATTGACGATTGGACTTGGGAATGGCGGAAGAGCGACGTTGTAGAGGAGGATACATGTACTCTATCCCGGGAAGAAGAGAAAAAACTTGCTATGCAGTATGAGGAACTTCTGCAAGTGCATGGTTTGACAAGGTGATCCATTAGTGGTAGAGTTCCTACATCAAGGCGGGGATAGTCCCCGCAGGAGAACTAATATGACAACTAATATTCCACACGACGCTTGGTATGATTTTGACGAGTGTAATGATATGATGCTTGGCACTACGCGGGGTATAGTATCTGCTATTGCCGATGGCTGGCTAAATAAAACAATCTATATCAATGATGTTGGCTATACCATTCAGAAATTGAACTTTGATCTTACCACAGAACTCCTTGATAGTGGTTATGATCTTCCAAATGCTGTATTTGATACTGACAATAGGCATCATATTATTATTGACACCGAAGGTAATATGTCACGCTGGGGTGATGTCTAACGCTTGACAAGGTGATGCAGTAGAGGTATAGTCCCTTCAACAAGTCGGGGATAGTCCCCGCAAAGGAGAAGCAAATGGCATTTTATAAAGTTATTGCAACCCGCGTCGTTCACGAACGAGTTGAGACAATCATCGAAATCGATGGTTGTGCAGGTGAAGCTGCTGACTACTTCTCTGATAATGCAGACCATTTCGATTGGGAGTATAACGGACAGGATAGCTTTGATATCGTAAGCGTTGAACAAACGTCTGAGGAAGAAGTTCTCGCCATTGAGGAGGCGTAATCGCATGACTACATTTATTGAATATTGCAAAGTGGCTGACGATAGTGAATACAACCTTTCTGTATCAGGTGATAGCGGTTCGCCCTTCCAAGGGTTCATGAATGACGCTGAACAGAGGGGCATGTTTCCGGCAGAAGATGTAGCAGACGAAGACGACGATTATATCGTTTATCGTGGTACGTTGTGTAACTTAGAGGAAGTTACAAGTTATCTTGTGGAGATGTCCAAGGTTTATCCCCAGCTTTCTTTTGAACTTACAACTTGGGATGGCGATAATCGTACTGCTTGTCAGCAAAATATTTGGGATTGTGGACAGGGCAATAGCGTTCGACTTTGGGATGAGGATGATTGGGAAGCGTTTGACGAGTATTGGTTCTAATCCCTTCGGGAGCCAGCAATGGCTCCCTTTTTTATGCTCCTGTTGAAAGGTGTTGACAGGAACACTAGAAGAGTGTATACTCCCTTTCACGCTCGATTGACGGGCGACGGGATGGACGAGCATGGCACATAGAACTCGCGAGATTACCAAGTTCATGGAAGGCGAAGGTTTTACGCTTCTTCGTCATAACAAGCATCTTATTTGGAGTCATCCATCACTTGGGAATATTACAACCCCAGCGTCATTTAGCGATGGTGCGCGAGCAATGAAGAATATTGCAAGTCTTATCAAGCGTAAGAGTAAGGGCTGTACAGCACGATTTTAGTCCCCAGTGGACAGGAGATATGCAATGGCAAAAAGTTATGTATACGAGTTTACACGTACCAGTGTCCGTTTTGTAAAAGAACATTGCAGTATGGTTATTGATAGTGAAGAGCTAGCTGCCTATGCAAAGCGGCACAATCTAGATCTACGTCGTGAAGAAGACCGATATCTTGCAACGACTTGGTATATTGAAGAAAATGAGGATGCATTTAGGACTGAAAGTACCGAAATGGGTGATACATATACCAACGATTATGACGATAGCACGATAAGTGAGATTTACATTCATAGTCGTGAACCTATCCGTCGTACTACTCAGAAATATAGCGAGTATCCAAAAAAGACAAAACATTTTTGTGCTAAATAATATTTATCTAACTAGTTATACTATACATGCATCAGCAGATGCGGAGAAAAGAAACATGGCGAACTACACATCAGGCAAGGCTCGTAAAGGTGGAAGACAAGCAGTAAGTCCAACAATCCGTTTAGGCAATCGTATCGAGATTGATCCACAAACTGGTTGTCATATTTGGACTGGTTGTAAGAAAGATAAAAATAGCAAGTACGGCGCAATCAACGTAGGTGGTAAGCGTAAAAGTGTACATCGTGTAATCTGGGAAGCTACGCATGGTCCAATACCAGCAGGTTTATGTGTTTGTCACGACTGCCCCGGTGGAGATAATCCGCTTTGTGCTAATATTGATCACATGTTTCTTGATACAATAGCTGGAAATAATCGTGATCGTCATATGAAAGGTCGTACTCATAGTAAGTTAGATAAGAAGCAAGTAAAAGAAATCCTATGCCGTATCTATTTTGGTGATAAGGATGTCCATATCGCCTCAGACTATGACGTAACACGTGCCAATATTTACTTTATCAGAAAAGGTCTTACGTGGCGCGATTTAGAAGGATAATGTGAAAGATATACAAAAAGAAGTTTGGAATAAACTGACTGAAAGTGAACGTCGGGAGATTAGTCGTCTGTTGAAGATGCCTACTCTTCCCGATGTTTTACGTCCTGCGTTTCCATTACAACGCCAGTTTATTGATAACAGCAGCAAACTAAAAGCCCTGTTCTGTACGCGACGTTCTGCAAAGTCGTATACAGCAGGGCTTTATCTTATAAAAACTTGTTTAGAGCGTCCAAATACAAGCTCTGTTTATATTGGTCTAACACGCGATCAAGCAAAGCGGATTGTGTGGACAGATGTTTTCAAAAACATTATAAACACTAATAAAATAAAATGCAAGTTCAATGAAACCGAGCTGACGGTCACTTTTCCTAACGGCAGCATACTTTATGTGCTTGGTGTTGACGATAGCGATAGCGAAAAAGATAAACTACTTGGCAAGAAATATGCTCTTGCTGTTATAGACGAAGCTGCATCATATAGTATTGATTTAGAAGATCTTATCTATAAGATTCTAAAACCTGCTATGGCTGACTTACGCGGTACAATCGTACTCTGTGGCACGCCAGATAATCGTAAAGACGGCATCTTCTATCGCCTTACACGTGATTTGCCGGTATCCCCGCCACAACGTACCGCTCGTGAAGGTTGGGAAATCTTTACGTGGAGTACCTATGATAATCCATATATGGCGGAGCAATGGCGTGAGACAATAAGTGAACTTACCGCATCTGATCCCCATGTACATGAGCAAGCATGGTTTCGCCAGCACTATCTTGGTCAATGGACAATAGAAGATAATAATAAAATCTATCGTTACAATACTGATCGTAATGGTTGGGATGGAGTACTCCCAGATTATGGATGGAAGCCTTGGCAATACGTTCTGGGAATCGACCTTGGTTTCAACGACGCAACCGCACTTGTTCTACTTGCCTACCATGAAAACGATGGGCATGTATATATTATAAAAGCTGACAAATGGAGAGGTCTTACTATTACCGATGTAGCCGACAAGATTCGCCTATGGATGAGCGATTATCCAGTTGGATATTTTGTTGTTGATGGCGCTAATAAGCAAGCAGTTGAGGAAATGGTACGTCATCATCAGTTGCCATTACAAGCAGCCGAAAAAAGTGATAAAGTATCATTTATACGTATTATGAACAGCGACTTCGTTAGTGGTAAAATAAAAATGTATGAACCCTCATGCGCTCCACTTGTAGAAGAATACGACAAGGCTATATGGCAAAAGCGTGCCCTTGAAAAAGGTATTTATCGTGAAGATCCAAGCTTTCATCCCGATGCCGCCGATGCCGCCCTATACGCATATCGTTATTGCTATCACTATGCTAACACTCCTCCTTCGCCAGAGCAGTTTATGAAAAGTGATTATGAACGTGAATGTTTAGAACTACAAAAACGCTTCGCAGCCCAGAGAGATATCGCCAACGATGGCTATATACTGGAAGGTAGCGAACATTTATTTGACTTATAAAAAGTCGGGAAACTAGTTATTCAATGAAAATATTTGATTTAGAAAACCTAGATTTAGATATACTGGTAAATCTGTTACGTGATTACGGGATTACTAGTTATAGTAACGGCAAGTGTAATATCACCATTGGTCCACGCATGCCCCAAAACGTTGAACCAAGCAGGTTTGAGGACGAACTACCACAAGAAAAAGCATCTTGTGGACATTCCCTTTGGGAAGCCAATGAGGTTGGAGAATGTTTACATGGTTGCCTACCACAACAAGAGGATAAGAAATAATGGCGGACTATAAAGATTTTCGCAAGGCGACCGAAAAAAGTATCAACGCAGATAAGAAAATAAAAGTCAATAGCTCTAATACCGATAACTACACACCGGCTACTCAATGGTGGCTACAAGATACCGATTATGATATTCTTGATAGTGTCAAGCAAATGGCTGCGCTATTAGAAAGCGATATTACCTCTCGCGTTTCACGATATCGTGTACAAAGCAGACTTTATGGCATTACAGATTATTTTATGAATCTTGCCAAGAGTTATAGCCCTAACTGGAATACAAACAACGTTCTCCCAGATCGTCTAACTTTCAATGTTGTTCAAAGTAATATTGATACCCTTGTTAGCAAGGTAAGCCGTCTAAAACCACGTGCAAGGTTCCTAACAAACCAAGGAGGATTTCGTGCAGTCAAGGCTGCAAAGAAACTTTCTTATTTATGCGACGGAATCTTCCAAGAAAACGATGTTTATTCGCTTTCTCGCGGTGTTGTTCGCGATGCTCTTGTATATGGTGACGGCTTTGTCCATGTTTATTCAGAAAGTAAACGTGTCAAGTTTGAACGCGTTAGTCCATATGAGATTTTCTTGGACGAGTTAGAGTGTGTTGGTGGAGCTTCACCAACCCATATGTATCGTCTAAAACTTGTTTCTCGTCAAGCACTAATGGACATGTTCCCAGAAAAAGCTGAACGTATTGCTCAATCGCAGCAACTATTTTCTGTAAACCTACATATCACAAGCCCTGCTACTGACCAAATCGAGGTATTAGAGGCATGGAAGATTGGTACTGGCGAAGAACGTATAAATGGTCGTCATCTACTTGCTGTGCCAGATTGCCTACTATCCGTTAGCGAATGGACAGATAAACGCTTTCCTATTGCGCGTATCAGTTGGACTCAACCCTTCAATGGATATTTTTCTCAACCACTCAGCGAACAACTAAAAAGCACGCAACTAGAAATCAATAAGCTACTTGCAGTTATGCAACGTTCGTATCACCTTGCTGGTAGTTTCAAAATCCTTGTACCAAATGGTTCGCAAATCCCAGTAGAAAGTTTCAATAACCAAATCGGTACTATTATAAAGTATGTTGGTGGACAGGCTCCAAGTTATATTACACCACCGGTTCTTCCGCCAGAGTTTTATAACCAGTTAGAAACACTTATCAATCGCAGCTATCAAATCAGCGGTGTATCTCAACTATCAGCATATTCTCAAAAGCCAGCCGGTCTAAATAGCGGTGTTGCACTACGTGAATATAATGATATTGAAAGTGCCCGTTTCCAAGAGTTTTCTATGGATATTGAGCAGTTCTTTGTAGATATTGCAAAATGCTCTATGTCAATGGCTCGCCTTATTGCCGGTGGGGACGCTGGTCACTATCCTGTCAATAGTCCAAATAGCAAAGGTCTAACAAAACTAGATCTAAAAGAAATCAAGTTACGTGAAGACGACTATACCATCAACGTGTTCCCTGCGTCAAGTCTTCCAAACGATCCTGCTGGGCGTCTTGCAGCGATTGATGACCTTGTTCAGCGTGGATTGCTTGATCCTACTGAGCAACGTGAACTTCTTTCATTCCCAGATATTGAGGCAAGCAATACGCTATCAACTGCACAAGACGAATATCTAAAAGAAGTATTTGAGAAAATGTTAGAAAACGGCGAGTATACAGCCCCAGATCCACTTGATAACTTACAACTTGCACAAAAACTTGCATTACAATATTATGCATTTGCTAAAAAACTTGGAGAAGGTGAAGATAAGTTAGAACTGATCCGTCAATATGTACGTGATCTAACTGCTCTCCAAGCCCCAGAACCAGTAATCCCTTCATTACCAATGCCAGAACTTGGCGCACAAGTAGCGCCAGCCGAAGCAAGTCAACTTGCATTACCAACTGCTACTGGTCCTTTACCCGGTGGTGAGGCACTTGTCCAAAGTGCTGCTTTGGGAGCTGGGGTATTATAAGAAAAGATAGTGTAGAAAGTTCTTGACAACGATGTCAAAGTGTAGTAAAACTTGATGAGCGAAGCGGCGAATAACGTTCGATCCACATGAGGCAGGGGCAATCCTGCCGAACAGCAAAAGGAGATAGATACAATGTCAGAAGCAGAAAACGTAGTGCCAACAGCAGAGGCAACCAATACTATTGAAGCACCTGCGGTAGAAGAGAAAGTAAGTAGCGGTAAGTTACTGGATTTAGCAAAAAAGGAAGCAGCACTTGTAAAAAAAGAAGTTGAGTATAAAAACAGCCTTGCTGAAATGCAAAACAAACTAAAAAGTTATGAAGAGCAGGTTGATTATTTCAGCAAAGCAAAACAATATGCAAAAGATAATCCAGAAGAACTACTTGGTAAGTTAGGCATCTCTTATGATGAACTTACTGAAAACATTCTAAAATATTACGATAATAAAGAAAAGAACGTCAAGCCTCCCAGCAAAGAAGATATTGCAAAGCAAGTAGAAGAAGAAATCAATCGTCGTGAAGCAGAACGTCAAAATACCCAAGCTGCAAACGTATTAGCCAGCTTTGGTAAAGAAATAACTGATTTCGTAAATGCTAATGAAAGTAAATATCCACATATTACAAAACTATATGAACCACTTGCCGGTTCTAACAGCCCAGAAGAACTTATCTTTGAGGTTATCCAGAACTACTTTGAGGAAACTGGCGAAGTTTTAGATTTAGAAAGTGCTGCCGCATCAGCAGAAGAATATTTCCGTGATGAATGGAATAAACTAAATGGCAAACTTTCTGGTCAGCCACTCCCTGCGGAAACTGGAAAAGAAGTACGTACAGCTCCCCAAACGGCAAATGTATCAGATAAAATCGTAGAAGAGCCAGTAAGCAACCGCAAGTTCAAGGTATCGACAGAGCAACTACCAACGATTACAAATAACCTACGTATTGCACGTGTCCCATATCGCGTCCCAGAAGAAATCAGTAAACGTGAAGACGCTATTGCCCGTGGTGTAAAAGCTTATGAAGAAGCATACAGCCGCAGGAGAGGATAATGGCTTGGCGTAGAAGTGGACTAACTAGGGAAATGGTACTGCGAATAAAATGCGATACTCGTCGTCCCTATAAAATAATAGCGTATGATTATAATATCAGCATTAGTCAAGTTTGGAAAATAATAAATAATAAACAATGGACTGATGTAAAATAGAGAACTTTCTACTTCTGGTGACTAGTTATACTAAAATAGCAAAACTTCGTAAGTGACAAAAAGCATAATGTCAGCAAGATATGTAGTACAATAACCAGAATCATTCTAACCCGTCCCATAGGTGGACAACTTTTTCATAAGGAATCAAAACAATGGCACAAGCAATATTCGACCAAACAGCCGCTGAGGCAATGTTGAAACAAATGTACGACCTACCAGCTATGGTAGACCTTTCCTATTCAGACCGCCCATTCTTCGCTCTTGTAAACAAGCGCGGTGGAGAAGGTGGTAACTCCGTAAAGATTCCGCTTGCTATCGCGACCTCACAGGGCTTTGCTCCGACTGTCGCTATTGCTCAAAGCATTCTTGCGGCACAAGATCTAAAAGCATTTCTTGTTACCAATCGTGTTCTATTATCTGTTGCTCGTATTGACGGACTTACCCTAGAATCGTCAATGTCAAGCAAGCAAAGCTTTGCCAAGGGCGCTAAAATGTTAGTTGACAGCGCCGTCAAGCGTCTTGCTAACGCCGTTTCATCTGGATTATTCCGTGATGGCGTAGGCACAGTCGCTACCATCAGCACCATCGGTGTTGTCGGTGCCGGTATTATCGAACTTACCGATGCGGCTGATTCAGTTCAGTTTGAAGTTGGTATGACGCTACAAGCTCTAAGTGCCGGTGGTGCCCTTGAAACCGGTTACGGCATTGTTCTTTCCGTAAACCGCTCACTTGGTCGTATCACCGTCGCTGCTGGTGCTTCACTCCCAGTAACCTCAACCACTCCTGCGACCCCAACTGGTTGGTCTGCCGGTGATCGTCTATTAGCCGCTGGCACCAAGGATCTACAAGTTTCTGGTCTATCAGCGTGGCTAACCGACGATGCGGTTGCTCTTGCCGCTCCATATTACGGCGTTGTTCGTTCAAGCGATACAACCCGTCTTGGCGGTATCGTATACGACGGCTCAACCCTTTCAGTCAAGGACGCCATCGTAAATGCTATCAATCTTGTTGCTCGCGAAGGCGGAAAACCCGACTACGTGTTCCTAAACTTTGACAGCTATACCCAGCTTTCACAAGATCTACAAAGCAACGTTGTTTATACAACCCTAGAAGGTCCGGGCAAAGTTTCATTTGGTGGATTTGTCTTCCAATCGCCAAAGGGTCCAGTCCAAGTTGTCCCAGACCGCGATGCTGAACCAAAGAGGGCGTATCTATTACAACTAGACGCTTGGTCACTTGTTCACGCTAACGATGGAGAGCCAATCTTCCTCGACGATAACGGAGTAGGTCAGGTGCTACGCACGATCGAATCATACGATGGAAGAGAGGTCCGTGTCAAGTTCTATGGTAACCTTGCTTGCAACGCTCCCGGTTATAACGCGAAAGTCAAACTCTCAGCGTAATATAGTCGCGTAACTCTATTTGGAAGGGGAGCCGCTGCCCATTATACGGCGGTGGCTTCTCTTCCTTTTTTTTAGACATATTTATACGATAAGCATCTACTTATCATAAAACAAAGGATAAAAGCAAATGCCATCTATTTCAGCAACCGCAATACAAAAAACATATAAGCTAGAAAGCACCACAATCTTTGGTGAAGCGACATATGATTCTGGAACCACATTATATTCACTTATTACCGCTAATGGTCGTAGCAAAGGTATCGCAAGCCTCGTTCGCGATCCCGCCACAAAGCACATTACGATTACTCTTGATAAAAGCATCCCAGTAAAAAACTGGTTAGGCGCACAAGGGATTCAAATCGAGTTAGCAACGCCAGCAGGAACTACCACATCGGTAGCAGCGATTATTGTCAATAAAACCCTCAGTTCAGCATTAGTTGCTGCTACGATTGTTTTTGAGTTAGTAGATAAAAATGATAATGCCGTAGATCCAAATAACGGCGATAAAGTTTTATGTACATTACACTTTACTACTTCTAACGTATTCTAATAAGGAAAACATGTCAGCATTTTCCTCAACCTCAATCCACAAAACATATAAAGAAGAAACTTACACTCTTTATGGACTAATGCGTACAGGTGCCCTAAACGTACAACCAACGCTTATTACCGCTAATGGTGCAAGCAAAGGCTTTACGAAGGTTGCGCTTGTCCAAACCGCACCAGCAAGCCGTTATGAGTGGACTATCGACCCAACTTTTCGTGTTACCAATATCCTTGGTGCATATGCAGAAACAGAACGGGATATAGCAGCAAGTTATGGAAGCGTTCTTGTTGCACTAACAATACAAAATATTACACCTTGGGTTGCGGGTGTTGGCACAAAAATAACCTTTCGTGAAAGCACAGCCTCGGGCGGTTCTTCGCAGTTAGTCCCAGATACACTTTTACGCGTTTGTGTAACTTTTACAACCTCAAAGACTCCATAAGGAAAAATAACTATGCCAGCATTATCAGCAACAGCAGTACAAAAAACCCTAAAAGTAGAAACAACTACGATTTATGCACGTGCGTCATTATCAGCGAACGGACAAGTCATTACGCTCATCACAGGAAGCGTAACCGGTGGAAACCCCGGTGCAAGCAAAGGTGTATTATCAGCAACAACCGGCTCCGCAGGAGAATATACTTTTGAGATTGATCCAAGCATTCCTGTTCAGCAGTTCCTTGGTGCGCCAAGTTCTATCTTTCTAAATGCCAACGCAACTGCAACCGACCCGGGTTGGATAATGAAACTAAAAAGCGCAACACTTGGTCAACCTTCCGCAAATATTGGTGCTAAACTAACACTTGCAACACTTGCTTCCGGTGCGACAACTCCGTCGTATGCAACTTCAAGTGCAGGTCAAGAACTCTGGGTTAGTATCCCATTTACGACCTCAAAAGTATTCTAAAAAGGAAAAAAACTATGTATGGTAAAAATAAAAGCGTTCTAACAGAATGGAAGGCAGAGCGTCCAAATCCTTATACTGGTAATGTTCCGTCTGCGGACGATATCGAACGTGCCAGCCAAGGACAAAAGTTTGCGGACGGCGGTATGTCAAAAAAGAAAGGTGCCGTAATGGCTATTGTCGCCAAGCTTGGTAAGAAACCAATGGGCGGCGAAATGGAAATGGAAGAAGAAGGCGGCGAAGATATGGAAATGATGCAGCAAGCTAAAATGTCTGCTGCTGCCGAAGTTATGGATGCTCTAAAAAGCGGAGATCGTGAAGCATTTGCAAGTGGTTTAGAAAACTTTATCAAATGCTGCGGAGATATGGAAGACTAAAATATCGTAGGTGCGTCTCCCATTTACGATATCGGGGCTGCTGTTCTTTGGGCAGCAGCCCTTTTTATAAGAGGAAAAATACATGGCTATAACACTTGGAGATATAATCAATCAAGTAAGAGATCGCTGCGATTTACAATATAGTCAGTTTATTAGCGATTCAGAAATAACCGCTTACATCAACTATTCTATTGGCGAACTCTACGGATTATTGGTCAATAGCTATGGGGGCGATTACTTTGCAACGAACGCAGTTCGTAATATTGCTGGCGGTGCAAGTGAGCTAACACTCCCACTCCCAGATGATCTTTATAAAGTGCTTGGTGTTGATTTACAACTTGAAACTTATCCAAGCAATAATCGGATTACATTACAGCCTTACAACTGGAATGAACGTAACCGCCCTAACGCAATCAATATGAGTGGTTATGCTACGCAATACAGCACAAACTATCGCTATAATCTTTTCAATCAAACATTACGTATTAGTCCGCCAGCACAAGGCGCATTAGAACTACTTGTATGGTATGTCCCAACCGCTCCCCAGTTTTATTTTACAACAACTGGCGTCGTAACAACCAGCCCAAACTTATCATCAGGTATTGTTGCCCTTGTAGAAAATAACTTTGTCAAAGGTCAAGCGGTTCAACTGCTAAACGCTGTTGGCACACCAAGCGGAACAACTTGGTATGTTATTCAATCTGCTGGAAACTTGATAGTGCTTGGCGAAACAGCAGGCAGTACAACTGGCGTAAATCTAACTGGTCTTATCACATCAGGACAAACATTACAAAGCAGTACGATAAACTATACACAAACATTCATAAATAATAGCAACCTTGACGGCTGGCTAGAATACGTTATTGTTGACGTTGCTATCAAATGCAAAACAAAAGAAGAAACCGATACAAGTATGTTTGTTCGTCAAAAAGCATTACTAACTGATCGTATCCGCAATGAAGCAAACAATCGCGATATGGGAAATCCCGCCAGCGTAAGCGATGTTTATGCAGTTGGTTCAGTAACCGATACTGGTTGGAGCGGTAATGGCTTCTATGGTACTGGATGGTCGTACTAAAAGGAGCTATCTTGAAGAATCGTAAAATAAATACTATACGACTTGATAAAACCAACGTAGACGCACCAACAATCAATCGTGCGCTTGATAACATCATCAGTAATGTAAATACATTTATTGGTGAGACAACTACCGCTATTGATAATATTTCTACAACGTCCGCAAGCCCTGTTACTATAAATGGCGGCTATGGCATAGCAGTTAGCGAAAGCCCAACAAATACATTTTCGATTACTAACACATTACCGGGAAGTGTACAAAACGTTATTGGCGGAACTGGTATTGCTGTTGCCAACCTTGGCGGTGGCACATATCAAATAACAAACACCCTTCCAGAAGATACGAACATTATTGCT